AGTTCAGCCAGCCTGACAGGTGAGGGGACGCAAAGCTCCGCAAGCCTGCACTTTGCGACTGGCTGATTTAGTTTGCGGCGGCGATGGTTGCCGAGCGAAGAAGCTAACTGGACATCCAGTTTGGCACCCGCTTGAAAGCCGGAAGTAGCGCCCCGGCCCGCAAATATCTAACCCGTCCAGCTTAATTGCAGGGCGGGTTTTTCTTTGGCGTCTTGCTGGTAAGCCCGCCCATCAACGGGACAATAGGCACAAGCGGGGCAACGATAAGGCCTGAGGCATTCCGTATGGGTGCTGCGCCAAAACATATTCAGAAATCGGACAGCGGCGCTGGTCATGCCATCGCTCCTCAAATCATGCTGACTCCCCTTAAGCAGAGGGAGCTAGATGCTGAGTACTAGTGCTGCTGTCCGAGCCTATTCAGTGGAGGGGAAGACATTGCCGAAGTTTCGCAAGAAGCCTGTCGTGGTCGAGGCGGTCCAGTTCGATCACTCTCCGCAAAGCGCGCTCGATGTCATTGAGTGGGCGAAGCAGTACGGCGTCACGATCATCTGTCGCCATGACGGCATGGAAAGCCACGAGGTTGTAATCCCTACGCTAGAGGGCGACATGACCGCATCACCAGGTGATTGGGTGATCCGTGGCGTTAGGGGCGAGTTCTATCCCTGCAAGCCTGACATTTTCGCGGCTACGTATGAATCTGCCGACCCGCAATGAAACCCTACACAGTATCAGGCAATCTTATCTGCCCTGACTTCACAAATGGGCGAGAGATTGAAGCTGAAGCTGTTACTGCCAAGCCAATCGACGCCTACGAACAACTAGAATCAGAACAGCCCGGCGAGCTGCTTTACATGAGCAAACCGCTGGTTGAACCGCCGTGTGATGTTGAGCGGTAAAAGCAACAAGCAAAACAAACTAAATGGCTAAGACACCTACAGATATTCGATCTTTGGCGCGTTCACATACCGACTCCGCGCTGAACACTCTTGCTGGCATCATGGAGCAGAAAGAAGCTCCTCCTGCCGCAAGGGTTTCGGCTGCATGTGCGCTGCTTGATCGAGGCTGGGGCAAACCATCTCAGACGGTTGATATGACGGTTCGGCGTAAGATCGCCAAAGAACTGAGCGACGATGAACTTGCAGGTATCGCGTCCGGAAGCGGCGAGGGAGATACTGCTCCGTCGGTCGATCCGGCGCAGCTTAACTGAGTGGGTTCGCTACGCCGGGTTTGAACCGGCAGTTCACCACAAGCTGCTGATTGATGCGCTTGAGGCTGTAGCAAGGGGTGAGTGTCAAAGGCTGGCGGTATTCATGCCGCCGGGGTCTGCCAAATCGACATATGGCAGCGTTCTATTCCCGCCGTGGCTTATGCAGTCGGTTAGCGGCGCAAGTGTTCTGGCGGCCTCGCATACGACCGAGCTTGCCGAGAAGTGGGGCAGGCGAGTCCGCAACCTTATTAACGAGCATAGCAATGTGCTTGGCGTATCGGTTGCACCTGACAACATGGCGGCGGGCCGCTGGGCGTTAACGTCCGGTGCTGAGTATTACGCGGCGGGTGTCGGAACTGGTATTGCCGGTTTCCGCGCAAAGATCGGTTTGATTGATGACCCGATCAGATCGCGTCAGGACGCCGACAGTGAGCTAATCCGGGATCGGATATGGGATTGGTACATCAACGACTTTCGAACGCGCCTTGTTCCTGGTGCGGCTGAGATACTGATTCAAACCCGCTGGCATGAGGATGACCTTGCCGGGCGGGCGCTCAATCACAACAACTGGCATGTTATTTCCCTGCCTGCCGAGGCGGAAGAAAACGATGCGCTGGGCCGCAAGCCCGGTGAATGGCTGTGGTCTGACGGCGCATATGGTTACGGCGCACAGCTTGCCGAGCTGAAGAAGAACACACCGGCAAGAACGTGGTCTGCGCTGTATCAGCAGCGACCGGCACCTGAAGAAGGCGATTACTTCCGGGCTGAGTGGCTGAGGCCATACACCAAGGCACCTGCGCGTGAAACGCTGCGGGTCTATGGCGGGTCTGACTATGCCGTGACGGCTGACGGCGGGGATTACACGGTTCATGTGGTTGTCGGACTTGATCCTGAGAATCGCATGTATCTGCTTGATCTATGGCGCAAGCAGGCGGCATCGGACGAGTGGGTCGAAGCGTTCTGCAATCTTGTTCAGAGCTGGAAGCCGATGGCTTGGGCTGAAGAACAGGGTCAGATAAGAGCCGGCATCGGCCCATACCTGGATCGGCGGCAGCGTGAGCGAGGCGCGTATTGCGTTCGTGAATGCTTCCCGACGCGCGGCGACAAATCAGTTCGAGCGCAGTCCATTCGCGGGCGCATGGGCCTTGATGGCCTGTATGTGCCGGAATACGCGCCTTGGTACGCGGCGTTCAGAAGCGAGCTGTTGAGCTTCCCGGCAGGCAAGCATGACGATCAGGTGGATGCTCTCGGACTGGTTGGGCAATTACTAGACAAGATGATGAGCGGGTTGAAGGCAAAGCCTACGACGCCGCAGATTCGCGACCGTTGGGATCGCGTCGAGGAAGGTGCTGAGAATTGGAAAACGGCCTAATGCTTAACGACAAACCTGCGGAAGGAGGCGAAGACGGTCTTCTTGACGTTGGCGCTCTTTGCCGCATGTTTGAGGAAAGCGAGGACGCGACCTATACGGCTCGGTCACTCTCTGAACGAGATCGTGATTACGTCGACAATAAGCAACTGACCGAAGAAGAACTGGCGGCCTTGCGAAAGCGCGGGCAGCCGCCGGTTATAGACAACCGCATCAAGACGAAGATTGACTATCTTGTCGGGCTTGAGAAGCAGCAGCACATCAAGGCAAAAGCCCTGCCGCGAACGCCAAAGCATGAAGCTGACGCAGACGGCGCTACCGAGGGGTTGCAGTACGTTGCGGAGGAACAGGACTACGATTCAAAGCGGTCCGGCGTATGGCGCAACATGCTTGTTGAGGGGTCTGGCGGCATTTCCGTTTCTGTTGTGCCCGGCAATTATTCTAAGCCGCAGCTTATGGCGACAACGGCCATGTCGCAGCCAGATGTTGAGATTCAGCTTCGCAAGGTGGCGTGGGATCGCATGTTTGCAGACCCCCATTCTTCCGAGGCTGATTTCTCCGATGCTGGCTATCTTGGAGAAGTCATCTGGCGCGACTACGACGACGCCTTGGCACTCTACAGGGATAACCCGGAAGCCAAGGACATTCTCGATACGACGCTGAGCAATGCGCCAAGCCAGACCTATGACGACAAGCCAAAGTTCAGCCTGTGGGCTGACAAAGCTCGCAAGCGAGTTCGCATCTGTCATATCTGGGTTAAGCGCGACGATGAGTGGTATTTTGCTGAGTACACAAAGGGTGGCATTCTGAAGGCGGGCAAATCGCCTTATCTGACTGATCGCGGCGAAAGTGACTGCGAACTTATTTTCCAGTCGGCATATGTAGATCGCGATAACAACCGCTTTGGTCTTGTGCGTGAAATGATCTCGCTGCAAGACGAGGTGAACAAGCGCCGCTCCAAGTCGCTGCATCTTCTGAACTCCAACCAGACGATGTACGAGGAAGGCGCGATTGACGATATTGAACTGTTCCGCCGTGAGAAGGCCAAGCCTGACGGAACGATGAAGACCGCCCCTGGCGCGCTGACCAACCAGAAGGTTCAGGTTATCAGCGGTGCCGAGCTTGCTCAGTCGCACTTTGCGCTGTTGCAGGAAGCCAAGAACTCCATCGACCTCAAAGGCCCCAACGCCACGGAGATGGGAGATAAGACGCAGGGCTCCAATGCCGCGTCGGGCCGGGCCATTGTCGCGAGCCAGCAGGGCGGCATGATCCAGATTGGCGATTTGATGGACCATCTTCGCCACCTCGATAAGCGTGTGTTCCGCGCAATCTGGAACCGCATTCGTCAGTATTGGACGGCAGAGAAGTGGATTCGCGTTACTGACGATGAGCAGAACGTGAAATGGGTTGGCATGAATGTCGACCCGATGCGGGCGCAAATGCTAATGCAGACCGATCCGCAAGCCGCACAGAAGATTGCTGGCATTGTTGGGAATGTAGCCGAGCTGGATTGCGACATCATCATTGATGAAGCTCCGGATAGCCTGACGCCACAGCTTGAACAGTTCCAGTCGCTTGTTGAACTCAAGAAGTTCGACAGCGAGGGCGAAATCCCGTTCAAGTCGATTGTCCGCGCGGCACCTAACCTTAAGGGCAAGCAAGCCATTCTGAATGAGATGGAACAGCGTTCCGAACAGAAGGCTAAGGCCGGACAGCCAGCGCAGCAACTGCAAATGCGCGGTGCTGTAGCGGAAGTTCAGGAAACCGAATCCAAGACTGCCCTGAACTACGCTAAGGCCCAGCAAGCTGGCCAGCCGCAAGGAGCGCCGCAGCAGGACGACAGCTTGCCGCCTGAATTGCAGCAAGCCGAGTCGATTGCGAAGATTCGAGATACCCACGCCAGCGCAGACCACAAGGAAGCGCAGGCATACCACATTACGCAGGAAGCCAATCTGGCACCTATGCGGCTCGCACAGGAGGCACATCAACGTGCGCAGGACCGCGAAGCCAAGCAACGGATACCTGCCTAATAGACACCTGCCGCCGAGGTTAACGGGCGTTTGAGATCATGACTCATAGAACATGAGATGCCGCCGGTCTTCGGGCGTATGTGACCTATCACACAAACAGGAAGCCACATGAACGATCTGGACAACATCTTGTCCGGGCAGGGCGAAGCCGTGTCCGAACAGACTGTAGCTGAAGAAGCCGTAACGCAAATCCATGAGGGCGAAGGCCAACAGGAACTGGCTGAAGCGACAACGCAGGAAGAAGAAGCGGGAGGCGGGCAGAAGTTCGTTCCCCAGCAGGCGCTCCATGCTGAGAAGCAGAAGACCAAGCGTTACACCGAAGAAGTATCAAGCCTGCGCAATGAGATTGCAGAGCGAGATGCGGCTTGGGAGCGGCGTATTGCGCAACTCGTAAATGCGCAGAAGCCACAGGCAGAACAGCAGCAGCCGCCAGATCAATTCGAGGATTTTACCGGAGCCACACGTCACGCGGTGCAGCCGGAATTTCAGCGAATTGAACAGCAGCTTCTCGCCATCGCCAAGGATACGGCGATTACTCGGTTTACCGAGGAAAAGGTGAATGAGGCAGAGCGGGCCTTTATCAGCGCCCTGCAAAGCCAGAAGCTAGACCCGGCAGATTTCCAGAAAGTCGCGAACAGCCCGAACCGCTATGCGGAGGCTGTCAGGTGGCATCAGCGCCAGCTTGCTCAAGCAGAAATCGGTGACGACCCGGCGGCCTACAAGGCCAAGCTGGAAGCTGAACTGCGCGAGAAGATTTTGGCAGAGACACAACAGGGCGGCGACCAGCAACAGACGCAGCAGCGTCAGCAGGTGATGCCGACCAACCTCGCAAATGCCCGCAATGTGGGCTCCAGGAGCGGGCCTGCATGGTCCGGTCCAGCATCAATCGACGACATCTTCAGCCGCCAACGTGCAGGGTAATCCCTGTCGCGGCTGTTGGTGCTTATCCTGAAAGGATAGCCTCCAATGGCTGACACTCGTGTTGCATCCGGTCTTACTGTTGAACAGTGGGACGATAAGTACTTCACCGAATACCTGACCGAAAACCGCTATGCGGGCGAAATGGGGACGAATGAAAATTCGATCATCCAGGTCAAGGAAAACCTCACCAAGAAGCCGGGCGACCGGATCAACTTCGCCCTCGTCAACAAGCTGACGCAGGATGCCATCACGGGCCGCGCGGTTCTTGAAGGCAACGAAGAAGACATGGCATCTCGCTCATTCGAGCTTGCCGTGGACAAGCGCCGTAATGCTGTGCGTGTTGCCGAGATCGATGAGCAGTTCTCCGCCATCGGCTTGCGCAACGCTGCCAAGTCGGTTCTGAAGGATTGGTCGCTCAAGGATACCGAGCGTCTGATTTCGAAGGCCCTTGGTGTTATGAGTGACGGCACCACTTCGGTACAGATGAATGCGACAGACATCGCTGCATCTGGCAATCAGACCGTTCTGGATGCTTGGCTCACGAACAACAGCGACCGCGTTTACTTTGGTAACAGTGCATACGCTGCGACCTCTGGAGACCTGTCGGCTGGTCTTGCCACTCTGACGGCGGCTACCGCTGCGGAGAATCTGACTGCCGCGAATATCAGCGCGATGAAGTTCATTGCCCTGAATCGTGCCAATCCGAAAATCCGCCCGATCCGCACAGAAGCAAACGGACGCAAGTACTTCATTCTGTACACGCATCCGCTGGCGTTCCGCGACCTCAAGAACGACACCACGATCACGACCGCACAGCGCGAAGTGCGGCTTGAGATGGAAAACAACCGCTTGTTCAAGGGCGGCGACCTCCTGTGGGACGGCGTAATCATCAAGGAGGACTATGACCTCTATGATTACTCAACCCTGACTGGCGTGGGTGATTCCGGCACCTCGACTGTTGTTCCTGCCTTCCTGTGCGGCGCGCAGGCGGTTGGTGCGGCGTATGCGAAGCGCTGGACCTCGAAAGAGCAGACCTTCGACTACGGCGACAAGCGCGGCGTTGCCATCGAGTCCATCTACGGCATCGACAAGCTGCGGTTTGGCACTGGCACGGGCGACCGTACCACGCCGAAGGACCATGGCGTCGTTACCGGCTTCTTCTCCAGCTCGACCGCCGCGTAAGGAGGCACACACATGGCTATCGGAACTGTAACTGCGGCTCAGGCCGCAACTGGAAAGCCCGTTCACGGTCACGGCTTTGGCGGCAACGCCAAGGTCGCGTGGGGTACCTACAATATCGCCGCTGCTACTGCGGACGGCGATATTATTCAACTGTGCCGCGTTCCTGCCGGTGCTACCGTCGTTGGCGGCTGGCTTATCGGCCAGGACATCGACACTGGCACGGAAACCTGGGACGCGGACTTTGGTTGGGCCGCGAATGGCGATGAAGTTGGCAACCCCGCTGGGTTCGGCAATTTCGGCGTTATCTCGGGAGACGCTATTGATGGCAACGAGGCTGGCATCTTCCGTATGCTCGGCGGCGTTATCCGTAGCGCAGGCCCCAAGACCTTCAATGCTGAGACTGTTCTTCAGCTTGAAGTGAACGCTGCGGCAAATGCTACTGGCACGGGCCAGATCACGGTCATCGTCTTTTACGTGATGCCGTAACGATAAGCTGGCGGGCGCTTAACGGTGCCCGCCTTTCTCTTTCGAGGGTCTCCCATGTCAGACACCAAGACAGCCGACAATCTCGTCTATGAGGTTGCAAGCATCTTAGGCAAGGCCGTGGCTGGTGAATCGCTTGGTGCTGTTGAGTACGAGACAATCGACGGCAACATTGACCCTGTGTTGGCTGAAATCGAGAGCATCGCATATATCGGTGATCGCGACGAGATTCCGGCGAAGTATTTCCAGACTATTGCACGATTGGTTGCCGTACATTCGGCAGCGAAGTTTGCAAGCGCCCCCGTTGATCTGGACCAAGTGACGCGACACGAGAACAGATTGCGTTATCTGGCCGCCAGCAACCCGTCGTACCAGCCTGTGAAGGCTGTTTACTTCTAGATGACAGACCTTCCGCTTCCGCTCCTGTCCGCTCCGGGCAGGCATCCGCAGGCATCGGGCGGGCGGCTCATCAATACGTATGTCGAGAAGCTATCACCGACTGCGGGCAAGCCATACTCATATCCGCGCGCTCCTGGCTTGAAGGGCTTTGCGACCACTGACGGCACGAATTTCCGTGGTGGGATGCAGGTTGGCTCGCTGGTCTACTTCGTTGTTGATAGCACCTGCTATCAGGTCGATGCGAGCGGCGGCGCTGCTACCGCATTAACCGGTACTGTACCGGGGACTGTGCCGGTTATTATTTCACGCGATAACGCGGCCACTCCGAATGTCGTGATTGTCTCGCCGGGCGATGGCGCGGTGCTGATCGATGGCACTGACGTTATCGACTATCCTGACTCGGATGTTGGTCAGCCGAACAGCGTTACCTATCTCAAGGGTGTGTTCGTCTTTACCTACGGCGACGGCAAGACGCGCAACAGCGATGTCAACTCGACCTCGATCAATACACTGAGCGTTGCGACGGCTGAAAGCAAGCCTGACACGCTCTATCGCGGTATTCCACTCGGCAATGGTCAGCTTCTTCTCGTCGGATCATCCTCGATGGAAGTCTGGGGCGGCCAGAACGATACGGGCTATTTCTTCTCGTACATCGCAACCATCAATCGCG